ATTTATGGATACGACAAGTGCCCTAGAGAATGCTGCCAAATTATTATCAGATGCGAATGCAAGATATACTAGAATTAAAGGCAGAGTTGATGACTTAGAAAACTTAGTAATGTCGATGGACTCAAGTGCTGAAATGCTAAGCAGAATAAGTTCATTAGAAACAGATTTTCAAAATGCAAGTGCAAACCTTGCAGATAGCAACAGTTTATTAGAATTAATTACAAGTGCCAATGGAAGAATTAATCAACTTATTGATGGTACAATTCCATCTGAAGTACAATATAATACTGATATTTTATTTAATGGTCCTGGCATATTAGTTGACAAAACAGTTCCTAATAAAATTAAAATTAAAAACGATTTAAAAACATATGTATTTGGAAAGCCATTCTTATGGAATGAAAATACATTAAGTGTTTATAATGAAATTAAAGATACTAATCAGTTTAACCCATCAAATGCAACAGGTTTTGGAATATGGGCTAGACTAAAAGAATTTTCAAATCAACTTAGGTTAGTTGGTAAAACAATGGATCAAGGCGCAGATAATAATATTAATATATACATAGATGACAAACTTATAAATTGGAAAGATGGCCAAAGTTATAAGATTGTTTTTGAAAACTTAAATTTAAGCGGGAATAACATTAACGTTTATACTAATTGGAAAGCTGGATATGATAAACTAATTGGAAGTATATCAAACACACAAGTTGGAAACAATCCATATTTCGAAATAGTTTGTATAAACGCTGCGATGTTTGAATTTGAAATAGATGTTATAAGATAATAGATGGACACACAAAACTCATTTTCAGGAATAATCAAGCAATTCACACAGATGAATGCCAATGCGTTAGAAACTTTTGAGCGTATTAATGAGGCAATGACTAGTGAAAAGGATGCTATTACAGTTTCAGTAGACTTATTCGGTACGCCAGATGATGACGGCGTAACTACAATTAAAACTTATCAAATACCTTCGTTTGGGTTTATTGATAGAGAAATAAAAAGATTAGAAAATAATATTAAAGCATTGAGTGGTGTTGGAACTGCAGATGCAACTGTACAGATGCCTGACGGTAGCTTTAAAAAGATTATTGCAAGAAAACTTAAAACTCCTGCAAGTGATTTAACTTCAATTGCATTACCTACACAATTCGTAACTACAGATAATGACTTTTTTGAAGATTATTTAAATCCATTATTAACTGTTAAATTTGATGTTAGTAATCAAATTGTAGTAGATACTGAAAGAGTTTTAGTAAAAAGATATATTTTTCAAGCAAACGATGAATTTGCTGCAGCTTATTTTGATGACACTTATAATAATGTTGATGAGATTAATTATCAAACATTTGTAGAAGACTTAATAAGTAGTGGGGCAAATGCAACTATTGATGAACAGGTTAGAGACCTTCCTTTTAAATCAACTCAATACTATGGTGATTTTGATGTATTAGCAGTTGAAAATGCAGAAAGAGAATTTGTAGTAGACGGAACTCCAGTTATAAAAACAGTTAAACTATATACTTTAAATAAATTAACTTATACTGATGGAGATAAATCTTTAAATGATACTGAATTTTTATCAGTTGGTGATGAGCTACTTGTAAATAGCGGCAACAACAATACGAGGTATAGAATTGAAAATGTATATAACGGTACTAGTCAACTTGAACTAAGATTAATTGAAGGTTTTGACAGTATTAAAATTGGAACTAGTCAACTTAGAATTTATAAATCTTTAGAAAACAAAGTAGATCTAAGCATTAATGTGGGATTTGATGAGAGACAAGTTGTATTCTTTAAAGCAATTGATCCTGATTCTAAAATCATTGCAGAAAACTGGTCACCCGGTGTTGGTTTTTATTCTAATGATTTAACAATTGAGAACGAAGCTGGAGGAACTCAAACATTATCTGCTTTCTATAGAGATAGCGTTTCTGACTTTGGTCAATTTATTAAAGCCTTAAAAGAAGACTTTATTCCACCAGCAAATGTTGGTATTGTACCAGATCCAGTTGAATTAAATGTAGATAATTTTCAAGTTGTACAGATTAATACACACTTAACTGAAAATGACGCATTAGATAATATTAAAAAATTAAACACTGATAAAATAACAGTTAGTGAAAATTTAAAGAAATTAGATGACACTATTTCTAGTAAGAGAAGTGAAATTGCTACTAAGAAATATAGTTCACAAATACAAAAAAATAAAGATAAAAATACTCTAAACACTCTTATTGAAAAAAGAAGTAGTGAAGCTAAATTATATTCTTCAGTTGTTAATCAAATCCAAAGCATTAGCACAGATCAGAATGTAAAAGATATTAAGCCTAAATTTAGAGTTAGAGGTTTTTGGAAAGTGCCTGAAGCAAAAACAAATGCGGATACGCTTCCACAAGAAATTGTTAAATTTAGTATTCAATATAGATATGTTTCTGCAAGTGGTAAAACAAGTAACATTGAACAAATACCATTTACACAAGATAATAAAACTACAACTGCAAGTTTTTCAAACTGGAATCAACTAGATACTCCAACTAGAAAGAGATTAAAGGATGTGACTACGGGTAAATATATTTGGACAACTGAAAGTATAGAAGATGGACAAGAAGTTAATTTTAATCAACTAGATCTTCCTATTAATTTAGGTGAAAATATTGAAATTAGAATAAAGGCATATTCAGAAGCTGGTTTTCCATCAACTCCTGTAACTTCAGATTGGAGTGAACCTATATTAATAGAATTTCCACAAGGTATGTTAGATACTTCTGATGTAATTAACCTTGTTGAGGAAAATAGCAAAGAAACTACTTATGTAAAACTTGTTGATGAATTAGATTCTAAAGGAGTTTACACACATATTGCTGATAGTTTTATTGCAAATGAAAAATATTTTACACATGGAGCCGGTAATATCGCTTCAGGTTTTTTATCTTCTGAACAAACTCCAATTAGTTTATTAGATAAATTAATAGATCTTCAAAAGGAAATAGATAGTCTTAAGGAACAATTAGAAAATGCCGAAGGTGAGTTATTGGCAACTATAGTAGATGAGGAAGGTAGAACAACCCAGGTTGAGGCAAACACTACTACTAAATTATTTGCAGGATATTATGTAGATGAGGTAGCTGACTTAAATATTAAGAAAGGAACAATTGTAACTAAGACTTTTAAATTATTATTAGAAAATAGTAAAGCAACTGACTTAGAATTAACTGCAAGAATAATAGGAAATAGAAATGATGCAGTTTATCCATCTTCTTCTTCGGGAGACGAAGTTACTTTTGAAATGGGTACGCATGATTATAGCACAGGTACACCTGCTCTTGCTTCAAGAATTGAAAACGATACATATTACACAGTTGAAGGAAAATATGATTTAGTTCCTATTCAATATCAGAATATGACTACTATAGAAGCTAACGCTGAAATATTTAACAATAAAGCTGCTATGCAATCTGCGCAGCGTAAAGGTCAATTTATATATGGTAGATATATGGATGTTACTGGTGAAAATCCATTATATTCAACATTGCCTCTAGATTATTTAACAGGAGATGATACTAGTTTGACAAACGGTACTAATAGATTTGAATATTTTGGAAAGGCTGCTACAGGTACTGACGGTACTTCAACAAATGACTTCATATGGAAAGGTGTAAACGCTGAGGTAATTCAATTATCAAGTTTAACAAGTGGAGATTATGATGACTCTATTTATGTACATGTTGATCACCCTACTGTATTTACAGGTACAACCTATCAGGCTACCTGGAACAACATCTCTCAATTTGCAACATTATCAACTGATGATAATTATTCTAATCTACAGACACCTTACAGGTACGATAACAGTCAATTTTATCAGAGAACTATGAAAATGTCGTTTAGTGATAATGATCAATTTTTATTAGGAGGTAAATCTTGTGGAGCATATTTATTTATGTCACCTGCTAGAATCGGAAGTTTAGTAGTTGATGGAGATAATAAATTTGGAAAAAAGACAATAGGTAAAGTAGATAGTAAGCAGGTTAATTCCCAAGTTGCAAAATCCCCTAATATTACAGTTGATCTTGTTTTCCAATATAGAATGACTGATTATTTTGGAGTTACTGCAAGTGGAGGAGTTGATACTTCAACTGGTAGGGTTGCAGGTAAGAATACAAATCCTGTTTCTAATTTAACATATTCTAAAACAATTGGTTTAGATATATTTGATTCTAATGAAAATCAATTTTCTTTTGATTTAGAAGTGTTTGCTAAATATAAGCCACAAGGATATAACTTAAACAATACTAAAACAGTTACTCTTACTAAAGCAGTTAGTTAATAAAACTAATAGAGATATATAATCTTAAGTAATATTAAACTAAAAATAAAAACACAAATATGTTTGAAGGTGGAGATGACCCAATATTAGGTGGAGATGACACTGACTCAGGTTCTGGAGACGGCCCAACTGATTTTAACGACACTGATTCGGGTGCCGGTGGAACCCCAATAGGAGATGGTGGAGATAGCGGTGGAGACGCTGATGGGGATGGAGTAGCTGATAATAAAGATGCTTTTCCAAACGATCCAACTGAAACTGCTGATACAGATGGGGATGGTGTAGGTGATAACGCTGATGACTTTCCAACAGATCCTAACGAAGACACAGATTCAGATGAAGATGGTGTAGGTGATAACGCCGATGACTTTCCAACAGATCCTAACGAAGATACTGATACTGATGGGGACGGTGTAGGTGATAACGCTGATGACTTTCCAACAGATCCTAACGAAGATACTGATACTGACGGGGACGGTGTAGGAGATAACACCGATGCATTTCCAAATGATTCAACTGAAACTTTAGATTCTGATGGAGATGGTGTAGGAGATAACACTGATTCATTTCCAACAGATCCTAACGAAGACACTGATTCAGATGGAGATGGTGTAGGAGATAACGCTGATGCATTTCCAAATGATTCAACTGAAACTTTAGATTCTGATGGAGATGGTGTAGGAGATAACACTGATTCATTTCCAACAGATCCTAACGAAGACACTGATTCAGATGGAGATGGTGTAGGAGATAACGCTGATGCATTTCCAAATAATTCAACTGAAACTTTAGATTCAGATGGAGACGGTGTAGGAGATAACACTGATGCATTTCCAAATGATTCAACTGAAACTTTAGATTCTGATGGAGACGGCGTAGGTAATAACGCTGATGCATTTCCAAATGATTCAACTGAAACTTTAGATTCTGATGGAGATGGTGTAGGTGATAATGCAGATGATTTTCCAACAGATCCTAATCAACAAGTAGCACAAATTAATCCTAATTTAATACAACAGGTAGCTGAATCTTTAGAAAACTTAAATGGAACGTCTGATGGAAGCGATCCTTATAGTAGTTTAACTCCTTTTAAAATTAGAACAGATATAGAAAATAATGGAAGATATGACAACATTTCAAAACCATTACTTAGAACAAATCCTAAAATAAGCACTAATATAAAGTTAATAGTTGAAAATGATCAAATGTATTTAGAAAGTTTTAATGCGACTGATCAACTTGCTGCTTCTAATTATAAAAAATATTTAGTTAAAGAAACTGGATCATATTCATATGATGTTGCTAAATTTTGGAATAAAGATTCTACACCAAATGATTTAGTTTATAAAGTAAAAAGAGATAATTCAGATTTTTCAGTATTAGATAGTTATGAAAAACAATTAGAAGAAACTTATAATTATGGTACTTCTATAAATTATAATAAACTATATGATAGTGAATTTGCAATGTTAGCTCCAATTTGGCTAGATAAAAAAGTACCTTCTAAGTTTTTAATCTATAGGGTTAAAGATCCGATAAACACAAAGAATTATTCTAATTCTGAAAATTTAGATAGAATTAATGAAATGCTTAAAAATGCAACATTAATAAAGACAATTGATCTTTCTAATGACTCTGCTATAGGTAAATATATTAGAAATTATGTAAATGATGATAGTTTTCCAGACTCTCCATTAACTGTTTCATTTAATAAAGATGAACAAACTTTTTATAATGGTATAGATTTAGAAAAAGGTGGCTTCACTAGTAAAGGAGAATTTCACTATAAAGATACTATTAAAACAGATAAACCTATTATAGAATATAATGATTTTATAACTGAAGGTTTTTCTAGAAATAATTTAGCATGTGCAAACTTAGTTAATTTAGAATTTTTATTTGATGATGAAGAAGCTGAAGAGTTTTCTATAAATAGGTATTTTGGAATTTATGTAGATGAACATAAATTAGGAGGAGGATCCGTTGATAATATTAAAAACGATTTATTTACATTTAAAAAAGACACACTAATCAGTGAAATGGATTTAAGCGATGTTGGTTCCGGAACTTATATGTTACCTCATAATGTGTTTTATCAAAATATGCCAATGTTAGGTTGGATTAAAAGTTTTTCAAATTATCATAATATTAAAAATGGAGTATATTGGAATCGTAAAAATTATGAATTAAGAGCAGATACTAATAATACTGATTATAGTTTATTTACAGGAATTAAAAAGACTAATAAAAACATAGAGATTATTGTTAATACAAGTGCAGCTTCTGATTTTATTAAAATTAAAATAATAGATAACCCATTAAATGGAGATGAGTTTAGACTTTTAAAATTAAAAAAACAAAGATTCACAATAAAGATTGTAGTTAATGAAAATACAGGGTCAGTAACATTAAATGATAATACTGGATTTGGTTATACAAGACCTTCAGGCGCAACTGAATATGACACTCTTCTAGATTTAGTAAACAATTGGCCTATCAGTGTAGGTAATACTTTTGAAAAGTATGAACCTTCTTTAATTCAACGTGGCAATAAATACTTTATAGAACTTGTAGAAAAGCAATATAATTTTGAAGAAAACCATAGTATTTTTTGTTTAAATAACAACTTAACAATATTAGATGTTAAAAAAACATACACTCATATTAATGTTGTAGAAAATACATTTATAGCCGATAACAACGTTGATAAAGGTAGATTTGAAAATAATAGATTCTCAAATCAAGGTACTTTAAAGAATGTTGCAGATTCAATAAGTTCACTAATTAATAATTATACTTTATTTAGTTCTATTGTTTTAGAAAATGAAATTATAATTTATTCAGACGTTGACGGTTATAATAGAGAATTAGGAATTTTTGTTAAAAATTTATCTTCTTCTAATTTCATAGAAATAAATGAGGAATCCTCTAATAAAAACATAACTTCTAACTTTTTATTAAATAATGAAGTTTGGTATTTAAAAGGAGGAAGTAATGTAAATTCTTCAATTTATATTAATGAAGATGATGAAGATGAAATCAGTATAGGTGAATATTTATTAGATATTGAAAATAGATTTAATGAGGTATTAGACATAGTAGATGATCCAAGAGAGATAAATTCTAATTTTAAAAGAGTAATTCTTAAAGATAAAAACAATGGTATAGAAAATATTGTTAATGTTTATAAAGACTTTAAAATTGAATGGGGAATGTTTAGTGCATATGATATTCATGATATGGATTTTGATTTTTATGATGAATCTAATTCTGATTTAAAAGAATTAGATTTAGAAGATGACATACTTTACCCATTTTCAAATGCAATTGATGAACCTACTGGGCCTAATGGAGAAATGCCTTTAGATGCATATGCTGATGTTGAAAGGTTAAAGGAAGATTCTAATACTTATTTTTCTAATTTAATAAACATATTAGAAGATGAAAACAGTTTACCTGAAGGAAACACAATGACTAGAATATCTAGTGAATTTGAAAGACTACAAGAAAATAATACAACGGAATTTGCTACAATCTCCAGAGTAGTTCCATATATTAATAAATGGTCTCTAAAGGATAGCTTAAACGTTAGAGAAAACCCATACTTTCTAAATTTAAATGAAGCATTTGGTGAAACTAATTTTGCTGCTTCTCTAGAAAGTTTAGATAGAGACGAAACTAAAATGACACACGAATGGTTCTATATAGACGAATACCCTACATACTTAGAGTATTTTGATGTCGATAATACTTTTAGTTATTTAAAACCTTCACCCAATATTGAATTTAGTTTAGATCATTTTAAAGATATAAATTTTGATTATTTTAAAACATATTTTGTAGGGACTGGGGCAATGGTTGGTTCTGATGAAACATTTGCTCAAACTTCATTTGGAAAATCTAGAACTTTTAAAAAGTATACAATAATAGAAGATGGAGGAGGTGAATCGTTTGCCTCAACAATATTTAAAGGTATTAGATTTATACCTAAAACTAGAAAAAAAATTGAAAATAACATAACTAAAGAATTTATTAAAAATAGTGAATTTAATGGTTATAGATTTTCAACCGTTTTAAAAACATCCTTTGATGTAAATTCTCCAAATGAATTAAAACTTAGAATAATTCAAAATAAAAAATTTAAATTTGTTGTTTTAATTTTAGATTTAAATTTATCAGATGATAACTTTAGATGTTTAAATAGAAAATTATTATATGAACTAGATCATAAGTTACAAGATCTTTATAACTATTCAAATAGCATAGTTTCGGGTGCATTAGATTTAAGTTCAGTTAATTTAAGTCAAGGTCAAAGCACTGTAATAGATGGAATTACTCACAACAGTAGTAGTGTTCCTTCATTTACTTCACAAATACTTAAAGATCCTATAACTGGTTCTTATGGTATTTTAGAAGTTGAAGTTGCTGGAATAACATATGAACTAAACATAGACAATGTAATAAATGATAATAAAATTTCAGTTACTGGGGAAATGACAATAAATGGTGTTCCTCAACCTACTCAATTTTATACATTAAATCAATATAAGTCTGCAAGCTATTCATATAGAGGTGGAGGTATTTTTGCACATTCATCTTTATTAAATTTATTATCTGCTGGAAATGTTGCAAATGTTTTAAATACTACTAACAATGCTGAATATTTAACAGTTAATGTTGATGGAAGTATTATTGAAAATACATTTTCTTTAGAAATGCAAGACGGTGTTGAAATAGTTAAAACTTCTAACTTATATCCTGAAATAGACATTAATAAACCTAAAGCATTTGGATTAACAAATGAATCTATTGGATATAGTATAAAATCTAGAAACGAATATTTTGCTCTTTTAACTAGACAAAATGGAAAATATACCATAAATACTAAACCTATTATTACATTTAGTGAACCTTTTTCTATGCATAAAATTGAACCAGGTGACGGATATGATTGGAGCGATGTATATAGAACTCCAATTGGATATGTCTATAATTATAACATTGGTAATGCTGATGAAAATAAACTTGCAATAGAATTATATAAAAAACTAAATGGGTGTGGTGTATTATTTAACATAGGTGAAGTTAAATCACCTTTACATGACAGCCAATGGGGAAGTATTAAAAATCATTTTTTCCATAAAGTAAACGACATAGATACTAGTGGAGTTATAAAACTTTCAGAATCAGATGATTTATTACCTAAATATAATTTAATAAATGAAATTGCTATTGAAAAGAAAAACAAAAATGTTTTCATGTCAAGATGGGAAGATACTTACTACATTAGATCAACCAGTGGAGGAGGTATTCAATATATTCCAGGAACTAAAAATATAGTTGAAGAAAAAAGTTATATGAGTTCAAGCGCTATAAAGTTAAATAAAGAATATGAAGTATTTAACTTTACACATGGAAGATATGAGGCTATTGAGGAGTTAAACAATATTAAATTATTAGGTGAATCTCAAAATGATATTAATTATATAGAAACTGAAAGAGAAGTAATAATGGATTTTTATATGAGGGAGGCCGTTGTTAAAAAACTAAGCAGTTTAGGTTTAAGTTATACAATGAACAGATTGGTAGAGGTTGAAAATAGTTTTGGTAGAATTGACACGTTAAGTGATGATATTAATGGATATGTTGCTGAAAATATAATACCTGCATTTTCAATAGATTCTATTAGATTAGCGGTATATGAAGGGAAAAAACAAATAACTACAATTGATATTATTTCTGATCCCTCTAATTTAAATGTAAATGGATATATCTCAGATGGTAATTTTACTTATAAATTAGACCCTGTAAACCCTCTCAATTTTAGATTAATATATAATAAAAGAATAGGCTACTCTTATAAGATTAGACCTTTAATAAAAATAAAGTCATAAAATGGCAATAAATATAAAAGAATTATTCGATGCTGACTCAGATAATATCAAGGTTGAAAAGACAAATTACAACTTTGATCAAGTTTTAGCAAATGGTGGAGGGCCAATTGGTCCTAAAGGAGTTCAAGGAACTACCGGAAACGTAGGACAAAAAGGAGACGGAGGTGATAAAGGTGATAAAGGTGACGGTGGACAAAAAGGAGAACAAGGTGTTTCTTTAAATATATGGGACAGTGATGTTAATTCATCCGTAGCTCCATTGTTTAATATACTAAGACCTTTTAATCAGTCTGGAACTATACCTAATCAAGCATTAACTTCTAGAATTATATTAGGAGACGACACAAGTGTCTCTACTGCTCCTTCATATTCTCCAACCGCATTATTAAGTATGTTGTTAAAGGCAGATGATGCTCCAAACCATATTGAGCTAAAGGTAGATAATAGCAATGCTGCAATTTACAATATTAGAAGTGAATATTCTAACGGTAATGGTACTACTTTAAAAATAGTAGGAAGCGCTGCTGCTGTTCAAGGGGAAACTGTTAATATGACAATAAACCCTGGAAATAATATTACATTATTAGGTTCTACTTTAAATTTTGAAGGAAGTGGACTTATTGAAATATTGTCTAATGGATCTGCAATACAGATAGAAGGAAATCAAGGAGTGACGATCGATGGTCAGGATGGAGACATATTAATTGACAACACGTCAGGAGACAGCAACATTGATATAAATTCTAATGAGGATTTAAACTTAGATGCTTCTGCGGTTAATATAATAGCAAATGGAGGTGGAGACAATTTAGATATTGCTATTACAGCAAATGATGGAGAAGTTAATATTAAGGCTTTAAATGATAATGATGTTTTAATTGGAAATGCTGCCGGTACGGATTCTATTTATTTGGCGGCGAAAAGCTTAATAAGATTAAATACTCCTATTTTTCGAATAAATGCGACAACTAATGTTGATATTAATTCACCTGTATTAGATATTGATGTTTCAAATGCGACTAATATTACAACTGCGAATACTAACGTAATTAACGTATCTAGTGCTTCTGGTTTTAATGATCTACAAGTAGAATCTGCATCTAAACTTAAAATAGAAAAGGAATTAATTACAGCTGACAAATCATTATTTTTTAGTGATAGTGATGGAGACCATGATGGCGATACTGATGGGGCTATTGATCCTACTGAAGTAAGTTCAGGTGATGGTATTAGATTTAAAGGAGGTGCAGCAGCAACCGGTGGGCCTGCTATAGGCTCTACAACTGCAGGCTTTTATCCTGCTCCGAATAATGGATCAACTGACGATAAAAGAACTCTTAGCGATTATTTCTTTGAAGATAATTTAGTAGATCCTATTACTGCAAATAAAAGATCAGATGCAGCAAGTGGAACTCTAAGCAGTGAACCCACTGGTAGCACATTTGACTCATTGCCTACAGGTTCTGGTGGAAGTAGTAGCGTTGTATCGTATGTAAAAATTGGAAATTCAATTAGTGTAAATGGAAGGTTTACGTGTAGATCTCATACCTTATGGTCACTATATGATATTGATGGTAGCTTTAATAATAATTATTTTGTATTAAGATTTGATGAGACTTTTCCATATTTAAATAGTGGAACTTCTCCTGTATATGCAAATATTGCTATCTCTACACAATTCGGTAGTGATCTAAACCTAGCGATAGGCCCAGGTACATCTGTTGATGTTTATTTTGGATTTGTAGGAGTAATTTATCCTAATTCTAATACTATTCATTTTTATAAAAATGGTGTAAGAACAGTAAATGGTCAAAATCCTATAACTCCTATACCATTGTCTCCTAAAGATTTAAGTAGAAATGCTTCAACGACATCGGATCAAAGTATTGACATTTCATTTTCATTTACCATGCCTACTATTTGGAATTCATACAATAGAGAATATACAAGCGGTACTAGTATCAATGATGGTGATGGTAAATTAGGTGGTTAATAAAATAAAAAAATAAATGTTTAAAAGTTTAGAAATAAAGCCAATTCATTTTATAGCAACTATTTTATTGCTTATTATTTTACTAATGCATCAATGTAATAGGACTTCTAAAATAAAGGCTATTAATAAAGGCTTAGAGGTTAAAGTAGAAAGAGCGGGTCAAAATATTATCGCTAGTCAAGATAGTATAAAATATTATAAAAATGAAAATGACTTCTTAGTTAGCGAAATTACAGCATATGAGTTTACTGCAGAAGAATTAACAAATGACGCGAATGACTTATATGCAAAATACGAAAATGCACTAGGAGATATTAAAAAACTTAAAAAGGTAAATCAATTGTTAAGTGCAGAAATTAATATTAAAGAAGTTGATACAGTTTACGCTTTTATAGAAAGTGATTCAGTTTTATATTTTAATGATTCTACAGTTTATGGAGATGGCAATTGGAGAAAATGGAATAGTAAGATTAGTCTGTTCGAAAAAGATAATAAATTAACAGGTGCATTGAATAGTTTTAGTTATGAACAAGGAATTAAACTATACTCAAGTGTTGAGGAAATTGATGGCATTAAAAAAATTAATATTGCTACAAAATATCCGGGCTTAACATTTAATAGTATTGAAGGAATTAGTCTCATTGAAGATGAGATAAATAAAGCAAAGGAAGAATATAAAAGTAGAGTTAAATTAGGTCTAGGAGTTGGCTATGGCTTAACTTTTACAAAAGACAATAGAGTTTATCATGGACCTCAACTTGGTTTATTTTTAACATATACTCCAAAGTTGTTCAATTTTAAAAGAGATAAATAAATTATGGCAGAAAGTTCAAGATATTACAAAATAGATAATGATATACTTTTAGAGTTTATCTATCACGATCAAGCAGATACCACTCCTTATGAGATAGACGTTGATGATAATGGTAGTGAGATGAAAATACTAAGTACCGATGAATCAAATCCTGCATTAACTAGACATCTTATAAATGAACTAGGCAGCGATGTTGTGAATTTCGATGTTACTGAAGATGGAGCTTATATATCAATTGAAGGATTTGCTGCAAGAACTCTGTTATTAGAAGTTGGAAAAACATATAAGTTTAATTTAAGTGCTCTTACTATTGCTGCTAACTTTGCAATTACTGGAACGAATAATGCTAGTGGATTAAGTGGAAACATATTCACATACATTCCAGCAAATACAGGAAATTTTGAATATTCTTTAACTAATTTCATAGGTGGCAAAGTTACAGTTGGAAATGTTGCAAACCCATTATTTGCTACACCGGATGAAGAAACTGGTAATAGTATCATAACTGGCTCGGGAAGTATCGAAAGATACCATGCTGTAAATGTTAATGAAAATAAATATGCTCTTTTAGATAGTACTGAAGGATTTATAGATAGTGTAGAATGGACCGGTACTGATTCTACTGAATTATTAGCAAGTCAAACAAACGCTACAAATAATATTACTAAAATAAAATATGATAAAGTTAGACTTCATTTAAGAAGTGGTTTTAGTTTTGCAGCAAGAGGTTATGAGGGTTTTTTATTCGAAGTAAAAACTAATAGAACATCAGGAGTTCAAAACTTTTTAACTCAAATAGTTTATTTAAATACTTCAAGTTTTGAAATTAAAAATCCAAGACCCTTTATATTAAGTGAAACTCTTTATAGTAATTTTATAGAAGTTAAACTACCAACATTAAAAGATCAGTTTGTAGATTTTAACAATTTATTTTATGACAATGGTTCTGGCTCTAGTGACTTAGACCCTACTTCAAATTATGAAGTTTCTTTAAAATTAGTTGATGTTTTAGAAGATACTAATGGGACTGACTACATTTACACAGGAGACGAAACTAATTTCACAATTGCTAAAGAAGATGAATTCCAAGATTTTACAGTAGTTGTAGAAGAGGCAACTGATGGAGACTACTTTAAAATATATGGAGAGAAAGATAATAGTGCAGCAGACTTTGAGTCCTATATAATAAATAGAATATCGACAAGCTCAGATGACATTAGCGTTATTTATGATATTATAGTAAATGAACAAATAGGCACAAGTTATATTGAAACATATTCAACTTCAATTACGCAAACTCAAGATTTTGAAGAGCCAATTCAATTTAGACCAATTATACAAAATGCAAATAACGCTGCAAGTTTTATGATTGATGTGACTATGAGAATTTACAATCAAACAGACAATACTCAAATTGTAAAGAGAGGAAGTTTAATCGGTAACAACGCGCCTAAATATGGTAAGAGAATGATGCAAGTAAATATAGCATCAAGTGCTAACTTAACTAGAGTATATAATACTCTTCCGGATTTACAAGCTTCAAGGAATGTTGCACAGGTGATTAATTCTAGTTTACCTAAAGCTCAAGTAAAGTATGCACCTGCATTTATTGAGAGATTAAATGTTGTAGTTAATGTAGGAAATGTAACAATAGATGATGGTCAAATTACTTCTATTAATAATCAAAGTGGTTTAGAAATATCACCATTTGATATGTATGTTAAATTTAGTATTTCTAAAATCGACAATGGTGAAAGAAAGGCAATATCTTTTACTAATTTAAAAAATATAAAACTTAATTTTTCAGATGGCATTTATTTTAACAATGTTACAAGTTTTAAAGATGTTGATTTAAGCAATGGAGAAGTCCTATTTAAGATAGATAAAGCAAATGCTAGTAAATTACAAGGTAAAGGTGGTCTAAAAGATAAAAAATATTATATTTCAATCGATAACGGAAGTACTGAAACTATGGTGTTTAAAGGTAAATATACAATAGTATGATTTTAAATAGTAGAAATAATTTATTTGATTTTAGATTTAATAAGAATTTTATACCTAAAGAAATCGTAAAAAAGTATAAACCTTATTTAAATAAAATACCTGGAAATCTTTTTGAAGAGCCTATTGATTTTATTAATTATGGTATTCAAGGTATTAATTTACCAGGAGTTACCTTCGACCCTGTAAGCCAATCAGATAATGATGGAACTACTCGTTATTTTAGAGGTAAAATTCCAACACAAAATACTATTACTAGACAATTTACAGTTACAATGCAGCTAATGGATGGTTATATTAACTACTGGATGATGAATGACATTTTATTACATTATTATGCACCTACGACTAAACAAAAACATTTAGATGATTTAAAACTTAGAGTCTTAGATGCAGAAGGATTAGGAATAGCAAGTATTACATTTGAACAACCTATATTAAATCAAATAAGTGAGTTAACATTAAACATGGCTGAAAACGTTTCAGAATTTAATACATTTGATTTAAACTTTTATTATAATAAGTTTGAAATTAAAATGGACATAGATTAAAAGATATATAACTTATGAAAACATTTATAGAATATTTAGAAGAAAACAGAGTTACTGAAAAGGAAATGCAACTTTTAACAGAAGGACTTCAACAAGAATGGACTCCTGAACTAGAAGAAAAAGTAGATAAAGCAGTTGATGAATTTTTAAACGAATACAGAGATAAAAATGGAGACTTAGATGTTGATAGATTTAATAATGAAATGACTAATGAAGGTCTTTTAGGTTCCATTGTAGGTGGTCTTGCTGGATTTGCTTTAGGAAAATCTATTGGAAAAATGGTAGCTAAAGTATTAGGTGTACAAAAAGGTATTCTATATGATTTATTAACTTCACGACTCGTTGGAACTGCAATCGGAGCTTCAATCGGTAAAAGGTTTTAATATGAATTTTATTACAATTGATTTTTCTTTAAACTCTCCTGGTATTTGTTTATTTAATGACAATACTAATCAATATCATTTTATTTCTTATTTAAAAAGATCAGGTACAAAAAAGGCTATTAAGACACAGGAAGACTTAGCTTTAATGGAGGGTGTTACTCTTGTTTTTCAGCCGGATTGGGAAACTCATGTTGATTATTCTAGTATTGAACTTGCTAAGATTAAACGTTATGATATTATGTCAAATAATATTATCGAACTAATTACAAAACATATAGATAAAGAAGACTCATTTAAGATAGCATTTGAAGGGGTATCTTATGGTAGTTCTGCTGGGACTAATAATATTATTGATATGGCAGCGGCTGCATCTATTCTTAAGATTAAACTTCTCAAATACTTTAAGCCTGAAGATATTTTAACAATAGCTCCTTCAACAATTAAAAAACATGCAGGTAAAGGTAATATGAATAAGCTAGCTTTATGGGAAGTTTTTATAAATAATTCTACTGGTGAAAAATTTCTCGAGGAGACAAAATTCTGGAAGTTCGCTAAAACCGTTGAATTCGGTAAATCTATCCCAAAGCCCTTTGATGACCTTGTAGACGCTTTCTACTTAAACTCCTTAATGAGAACCTTAGAACCTAATCTTCCCTGAGGCTTAAATACTTAAGTTATATAGCCCGTTCTCTCTTTTGTTTCAGAAAATATAAAAAAAAATTAAAAAAAGTTTTTAGTCTATTTGGTTGAAACTATTCTAAAAAGAGATATATAATATTGTATATGGAAAACGATAAACTAAGTTCATATTTGAACACTAATTATCGGACCCTGTCTGAAGCAAACATAGGTGCAATAGCACAAACTAAGTCGGTTAGACGCGCAAACAAGGTTCATATTATGAAACTATTTTAAAGTTGACTATATAATATTATAAGTTTAAAGTATAAACGGTAAATTAAAGTAAATTAAAGATTAAAAGTAAATTAAAGTTATGGAAGATTTTAACATTTTTAGCATTGGTGTCGAAGACATCAACACACATGAACAAGAGGTAAATACAACTGGAAACATGATGTATAAGCCTTCTGCCGATGATGGCAAAGACGGAACGTATAAAGCATTAATTAGATTCGTTCCTAATATTGAAAACCCAAGAAATTCATTAATTAAAAAATACGTAAACTGGCTAACAGGTCCAAACGGCGATTCTAAGTTGATTGATTCTCCAACTACAATTGGTGAACACTGTCCAGTTTCTGATGCATTTTTTAGATTAAGAAAATCAGAAAGCGCAGTTGATAGAAAGGCGTCTGATAAATTAAAAAGAAGAGAATCTTATGTAGCTCTTGTAAAAATTATCAAAGACCCTCAACAACCTGAATTAGAAGGTACTTATAAAATATTTAAATTCGGTTACAAAATCAAAGAAAAAATCGATGCGGAATTAAAGCCTAATTTTGGTGAGCCAACTCAAGTATTTGATTTATTTGAAGGTAAAAACTTTGAATTAGTAATTACAAGACAAAACGATTATAATAACTACGACACTTCTAAATTCTCATCTTCAACATCTGCGGTCACTGTTAAAGGTAAAGCAGCAGAAAGAACTAAAGAAGATATGGATGCTATTAAAACTGAATTAGAAGGAGCCCCTTCAATGAAGCAGTTTGAATACAGACCATGGGATGAAGACACAAGAAATTTCGTAAATAGCGTTCTTAAAATGTATTTAAACCCTGGTGAAGCAATAGATGCTGTAACTAATCAGTTTGAAACAAGCACTCCGGTACCTAAAGCTGAAAAGGCTACTTCAACTCCTAAAGCTGAAAAGGCTACTTCAACTCCTAAAGCTGAAAAGGAAGCAACACCAGCAGGTGGCGATGATTTAGAATCTTTTCTGAATGATCTCGAACTCTAATATAGAATTAACATTAGAACTAAGAGAGAAGGTAAAAACACTAGTCAAAGAAGTAGTTGTAAAAACCCACTCTAATCGCAATAAGCAAATGATAAAGGACATGTCAGGTAGATTAAACCTGGCATGTCCCTATTGCGGTGATTCTCACAAAGATGAAAATGCTAAAAGAGGCAACGTCTTTTGGAATAACTTAGGTTATTATTGTTTTAACTGTGACTACCACACTAACTTTTATTCTTTCTTAAAAGATTTCGGTATTCAACTGCCAGATAAAATGGACGCTATTACTCTAATAGATTATATTAAGACAAATACACAGGTTAAAGACACTTCTGAAAAATTTACACCATTTGTATATGAAAAAATATTAGAGCTTTCAATTGAAATAGAAGACTTTTCAAAAGCAACTGGAGCAAAGCCTATTCAAATCGGGGATTGGATATGGTTTAAATTAAAGGAAAGGCTCTTACACAAAAAACTAGATAGCTTTTTATTTAATCCAAGAGATCAAAGACTTTGGATTTTAAATAAATCCAATAATAATAAAATTATAGGTGCACAGTGTAGAAGAATGAAAGGGCATGGATCTAGATACTTAACATATGATCTAAGTAAAATACATGAAGCCATACTCAATAAACCTATTGAAATGGACGAGATGACTCGCCAACAATTTAATAACGTGTCTACATTGTTTGGAGCATTAAAGGTTAATTTCCAAAATCCAGTTACAATATTCGAAGGCCCATTAGATGCAATGTTTATGAGAAACTCAATTGCATTATGTACAGTTGGAAGAGATACTACTAAATTAGACTATATTGATAGTAGTCGATATATGTTAGATAATGATGAAGCCGGCCTCAAAAAATCCATTGAAAAACTTAAATCAGGTAAAAAGGTATTTATGTGGACTAAATATCTAAAGGATAAAAAAATGGATAAATATACTATAAAAGATTTAAACGACCTTGTAAAGGTTTGTTATAATGAAAAAATAAAGTTATCTCTGTCAGAGTTAGATGATTATTTTACTAACGATAAACTTGATATGAGATATGTTTGATATAGATATGGATGAGGAATTAGACAAGTTTTATAGAGATAAAAACAGGTTTAAAAATTTAAAGAAAATGTTAGATTTTAAATTTAACAAAGAAGATTTTGAAGGTAAAGGTATTAAGATGAGTCAACCTAAATTTAAAAAGAAATTGACTACATCGACGTTTATAAAAAGTAAAAGTAATAAGAAAGGACTATTTTAATGGAACAACAAAAAGACACAAAGGCAAGTAAGATATTAAAGTTAGATGAAAAGTTAGGAGTACAGAGAGAAAGATGGACTAAAAAGATAACTGCACTTGCACATGGTATTAAGACATTAAGTGGAATGGAAATTGTTATCGGTGATATTTTACATACAAGACAATTAATGGTAGAACAGTTAATGTATGTACAGCTTAAAACAAAAGAGCAGAAAAAACAAGTCGACATTAAATGGAAAGAGGCTTGGATAAGATATTACAACTATGATTATAAATTAACTGATAAAATAAAAGCACAATTTTTAGAAGCTGAATTAGCAGATGATAAAATGATTTTATCTCAGTTAGAAAATCAAGTTGAATTTTATAGAGAATCAATAAAGACTCTCGATAATATGGGATTTGCAGTACGTAATAGACTTGCAATTAAAGATCTCGTTTAAAAATTATGTTGAATGAATGGAGCTTACTCTCACAGAGAATAAACAATATTTAAGAGTTGATGAAGCATCTGAGCTTGAACTTGAACAACTAAACATATCACTAACTAAAAGAATCGACAGCTGGAGATTTAATCCTCTAGTAAAAAAAGGAATATGGGATGGGTACATTTCATATTTTAAAGATAATAAGTGGATTCCGGCAGGTTTATGGAGATATGTTTATAATGTTTGTAAAGAATATAGATTTGAACTTAATATTAATGGCGTTAAAGAGCTGTTTGATAAGAATGTTACAGCATCTTATTTTGAGAAGTGGGCTTTGGCCTTCTTTGAAGGTTCAGAGATAACTCCTAGGGACTATCAAATAGAAGCTGCGTATAATATCCTTAAGTTTAGAAAGTGTCTTAGTGAACTTGCTACGTCTGCAGGAAAGACATTAATTAGTTTCCTTACAGTTGCTTATTTATTAGAACAAGAAAAGGCAAAGAAGATTTTATTCATTGTACCTAATGTTTCATTGGTTGTTCAAGCAACTGAAGATTTTTCAGACTATAATTATGCAAATAGGGTTAATATAAAAATTCAACAAATATTTAGTGGTAAAAAGATTAGAGATGGTAGAAATGTAGTGATAGGTACATATCAATCTCTCGTTAAAAAGAAGCAAGAATATTTTGATCAGTTTGATGCTGTTATAATTGATGAGTGTCACAAAATGAAAAGCCAATCTATTAAAACAATCTTACAGAAATGTGTAAACGCAGAATATAGATATGGTCTTTCAGGTACAATTCCTAAAGACGGCACATTAGATCGTTTAACATTGATGGCTTATACAGGTCCACTAATCAGTGAGGTGAGTGCTAGTTTCTTACAACAAGAGGGGTATATAGCAAATTGTAAGGTTAAAGTAATTGAAATGGATTATGCACCTGAAAGTGCTAAGAATGCCTTTACAGAAATGGCTCAAAACAGATATGAAAACAAGGACTTATTTCAATTAGAACAAAACTACATAATTAATTCAGAACCAAGATTAAATTTTATATGTAAGGTTATTGGTAAAATACCAAGAAATAGTCTTGTACTTTTTCATAGGATTGAACATGGAAAAAAGGTTTATGAAAAACTTAGACAAGAAAGTAATAAAGCGGTCTATTATGTAGATGGCGGCACAGACAAGGATATTAGAGAAGAGTATAAGAAAAAGATGGAAGCTGGAGATGAGGTTGCAATCGTTGCAAGTTATGGTACATTCTCTACAGGTATATCAATTAAAAAAATTCACAATATCTTTTTTACAGAAAGTTTTAAGTCTGAGGTTATTATTAGACAATCAATTGGTAGAGGATTAAGACAACATCACTCTAAAAGTAGTGTTCTTATTATAGACTTTGTAGATGATTTGGCCACTACAGAATGGAGTAATTATTTAATGAAACACTCTAAAGCAAGACAATCAATATACAAAGAACAACAGTTTGAGTACAGTGTAAAGAAATTTCAATTTGAGTGATATTTAAGGTGATATATAATTATAATATAGTAATAAAAAAACATAATAAAAATGGAAACACAAATTCAATCATTTGCTACATTTTCTGAAACTAGAAAAGCAGCAATAGACACTAAGATAAAAGAAGAAGCGTCTACAAAGAGAACAACTGAAGCTCAAAGATTTGCTGACTTATTAGCTGAGTATGAAGTAACCACTGTTGCTGAAATAGCTGAAGAACAAAGAAC